CTACGCAGCAGGGCGCTGGCTGCCGGGTTTAGAGATAACCCGGGCGACGGATTCGTGGGTGGCAAACGTGCAGCTGCATTCAATGTTCTGGCACTGATGATAACGTTCTTTGGTCGATTCACTCAGATAGCGGCTTGAACGGGTATGAGCGACTTTTCCACACAGCGGGCAATGCATCATAAAAACCTCCGGCATGACAGGTAAGCGATGAGGTCATTATGAAATTCGTAACTCGCAAAAGCAAGTTATAATTGTGATATTGAAGATTGATAGGTGATGTCTGCAATATATAGCTTCAAATCCAATGTCGTGGTAAACCCTTTGGCATTGATGTCATGTTTTGCCGAGTTAATGACCCAATTTTCATTATCAATAACCTCCTTAAAACCTTGTACATTGATCGGCGTTTGCGCGCTCAGGTCTGCTCGCCCCAATGCCAGCTGGATAGTGAAGGAAGACGAGTCGTTCTGGATTTGGTTAAACACAGAATCAGCCGCTCGCTTTGCCGTTTCCTCATCAGGGTAAATTTTACTCAACTGAAGAGGGTTTTGATTTTTACCCGCGATATAGCTCATCTCTGCACCCTCTTTTTTCTGGGCGGCGGTTCTTTTGAGATCGACGTTGCTTGTGGTCGCCGTTTTGACGTCGTGCCATTGCGCTTTCACACCGTCATACGCCAGTTGATCCACCAATTTAAAGGCGTATTTATCACCATCGCTGCGCTCAATGGTTCTCCAGGGCAACGCCTGTCCGGACGCGGTTCGCCCGACGCTGGTTTTATAGAAAATGATCGAACCGTTTTTGACTGTTACCTGGGCACCGTAGCTTTGCGCCAGCCGGGTCAGGAAATAGCTGTCGGCTTCGTTCGTCTGATCGATGTGCGAAATTTTGATGCTGTTAAGCTCCTCCGGGATCACCGGAAGGGTGAGTTTATTTCGTGCAGAAATGATACTAACGATCGCGCCCAGTGTGTAATCGTCATAGGACTGGCTGAGTTTGGTATCAAAGGAACCACTCAGGTCTGCGCTGCGGGCTGTGACTGTGATGATGTCCGGTGCGCCGGAATACGTCACCGTGTCGACGGTAAAATAGCCGCAGTCGTATAACGCCAGCTTCGACCACCCGAGATGCAAATGCAAAACGGTTCCTCGTGCGGGCATCTGCAACTGCCCATCGCTGTCGTCGAAAGAAAGATTCAGAGTATCTGCCACAAAACCGCTGTTATCCGTCACCGATAAACTGATGATACGGCTGGAAATATTCTCTTCCAGGACTTTGTTTTTTACCTTCAGGGTAAACGCCGGCGCAATGCGTGCGCCAGCCGGTAACTGAAAATTGGTAAGCATGATTAGACTCCGCTAACGAAGTTACTGACTGCCGAACTGGCTTTGTTAAAAAGCTCTTCGGCCTGAGCCAGCAGATCGCCAAACATGGCCGCCTGAGATTCATCGACGCGTTTTAACAGGACCGAAAAGCTGATGCTCCGTGCCTGACCGTTCGAATTAATCTCGCTGTTGTCGTGCGTCACGTTCTCGATAATAAACATGCCGTAAAGGGTTCCGCTGCCTTCGATCAAAGGCCACGCCCGTCCGGAATTGGCCATCCCTTCTAAAACTTGCAAATAGCGTATTCCGCCGGTGACTTCCGGCAACAGCAGCCCGCTGAGTTTCATCGACTCCTCTCCCAGCCCCAGAAACTGGGAAACCGGACGTTTCCCGATACGGGTATTTTCCTGCCAGTTGTAATTCACCTCCCGGTGAATAGTCTGATAGGGAAGGGTGTTTAATTTAAAAACGAACAAACCCAGTGACATCATCATCCGTAAAACCCTCCGTTAGTAAACTGGCTGTATCCGGCGTTGGTGGCGTTCCATTCCCGCTCGTTCATTGTGCTGGCTATAAGCTCGCGGAGATGGTTTGAATCGGTATCCGGTGTGGCGGTGAAACTGACATTGACGGTAGTTGCCCGGTTGTCGGTGAGGTTATTCCCCACGCTGGTTTTTGCCGGCTGATACATGTTCAGAACGCCACCGGCAGGGGAAATTCTCTCTACCGGCGGCGTTGAAACATCCGGGGCTGCGCCGGGCTCGTCGCCGCCAAAAATGGAATCCCACCCTTTTTTAGCCCAGCTAAAGATTTCGCCGATCTGTGAAACCGCCTTGTTCAACGTGACAAAAACCTCGCCAATGGCGATGCCGACTTCTTTGCCTATATTGGTGTAGCCACTCAACTCGTCCTGACTGAATTTTATCGGTTCGAACAAATCGGTGATCCAGCCCAGTGCGCTTTGGAAAGGTGCAAACGCTTCACTGACTGGTCCCATCACGGAACTGAAGCCTTCAATTATGCCGCCAACTACGGCACTGATCGGTTCCCAGAGTTTTACGACGGCAATGCCAATACCGGCAATCAGCGCGATGACGGGAAGAAGCGGAAGCCCGATGGCGGCGAAAGCTGCGGCAATCGCGCCGCCGGTGCCGGTGAAAATGGTGCCTAACAGACCGGCACCGGCGATCAGCATATTCACACCGCTCAGAACCGGCGCAATGATCGCACCCAGCGAGCCCAACCCGCCAATAATCCCGGTGACTCCTAATGCCAGCCCGAGCAGCGAATTCACCAGCTGCGGGTTATCAGTAATCCAGGTATTAAGCGTGCTTAGCCAACCGGCCGCCGTCTGCGTCAGTTCACGCAGCGCTGAATTCTGGCCTTCAAACAAATTGATGCGCAGCGTGTCCCAGCCTGCGAACAGCTTTTTGATGTCGCCATCCAGATTGTCGCCTTTCACCGACACGGCCATCTGTGCTTCGGGCGTGACGCCATTCAGTTCGCCAGGCGTTTGCGCCAGAACCTGATCGGCATTCATGCCTTTTGTGGCCAGGTCTTTTTGTGTTGTCACGACTTCAGAAGGCGCATGGCCGGAGGCCGCCATAGAAAGCCCCTGCTGGCGCAGCGCAACAATGCGCGGATCGCCATTTTTCAGCCGGAGCAGAGACTGAACTTCGGAAAGCCCGGCCTCAAAATCTGCGCCGGGTTTGAGAACGCTTTTGGCCAGCTCGAGTTTCGGTTGTGCAAAAGCCAGTGCCGATGAAGCTGCATTTTTAAGTTGTCCGGTTTGCTGTTCGCGTTTCTTAAATTGCCTCCCGATTTCCAGCCCTTTTTGTTCGATCAAAATCGGGCGTTGCTGGCGGCGCTCCTCCCCGGACTGATCGTTCGCGGCTGTTTTTACGCCGCGAAAGGCCTGTTTTTCCGCTGCTTTATCCGGAGAAAAAACCGACTCGTGGAGCGATAAAGAGGCATCAGTAATATCTTGCGACATCGTGCTGAATAAATTCTTGTCGGGTACCGTCGTATAGGTCTGCCAGACGTTGGCCGTCGCCTTGCGCAGCGACGCCAGTTCGTCGTTCATTTTTCCCAGCGTCGTGGGTAATTGTTCGAGATTACTCATCAGTTTTTACTCCGCTGCGTTGCAAAGCCTTATGCCGCCAGTTCAGGAGCTCCGTCAGCGACATGCCGCCCATTTCGGACGGCGGCCAGTGGAAGATCACCGCGATGTCTGCCATCAGGTCATCGACGGTGAGGCGGGGCGCAATTTTTACGCCTCCGGTTTCGGTGATAAAAAACCAATCACCTTGCCAGCCAGCGCAATCAGGTCCGGCAATTCAAGGCGTGCGCATTCTTCTTTGGTCAGATTGGGCATCGTGATGCGCGGCAAAATAGTGATTAATGCGTCAACATCCGCATTGGCCAGCGCTGCAAGACCGATGCCGCGCAGGCTGCCCGCTGTCGGTTTAGTAACCTGGATTTCGGTGATTTCGGTTTCGCCGCGTTTTAGCGGAACATCCAAAATGACAATATTATTTTCAGTCTGGCTCATGATTTTTCCTGTTGGATGCGATGAAGCCGGCAAGGTTCTGCCGGCTCAGGGAAGGGGATTACAGACCGAGCGCGGTGCGGTGTTCCGCCAGACGGTCAACGCCATTGACGATTTCCACCATATTGACGGTGTCGATCTCAATCAGCTCTTTACCGTCGATGGTCAGCTTGAAGTAAGTACACTGCGTGGTGACTTTGGTTTCAGTGTCTTCGCCCTGTTTGTATTCGCCGAAATCAAACTCTTTGTGGCGGCCACGCATCATCACTTCAACCGCCGAAACGTCACCGGTGTCGTCACGTTGCAGGGAACCGGCAAAGCGCAGCGGGATATCCGACGTGCTGCCCCATTGCTGTAAAACCAGTTCATCCAGACCGCCGATGGCCCATTCCAGCGTCAGCGCGTCGTCGTCCAGACCGAAGTCCACGGCGACCGAACCGCTCATGCCGCCGCCGCGATAGTTCTCCAGCTTGCGGGTCAGTTTTGGCAGGGTCAGGGAAGAGACCAGACCCAGATAACTGTTCCCGTCGTTGAACAGGTTCAGGTATTTCAATTTCTTAGGAAGTGCCATGAGTTATTGTCTCCTTAGCTGTTTACGGACGCGGCGAAATTCACCAGATAAGAGTCGGTGATGCGCTGGCGCAGGGTGAGATCTTCCAGTGGAGGAACCGGGGTGTAGTCATAATCGATATACAATTTGCCGGCTTTCAGGGTTGCAGCGGTGTTCGCTGTTTCGTCGTACCAACAGTCGCCGTCGATGATGTAACCCGCTGATTTCATTTCACGCAGTTTGGCTTTGATACCGTCGATCATGTCGCGGACCAGCGTCGGGGTCATCGGTTTATCGACCGCCCACATGTGCGCTTCGGCCATGGTGTCGGCCAGAACCTGCGCGGTGCGGGTGTAGTTCTCGAACAGGAACAGGGTGTCATCGCTGCAGGTACGGTTGCCCCAGAAACGGAAACCGTCTTTGCGCACCAGCGTGGTTACGCAGGCTTCGTTCAGCAGATCGGCATCAGTGCCGGTGGCCTGCAAATCCCAGAAGACGCTGGCAGAAAGGCCGGTAACACCATTGACGCCTACGTTGGATAACGTTTTGTGCCAGCCGGTTTCCTGGTCAATTTTGGCGCGCAGGCCTAATGCTCTGGCCGTTGCGTAAGCGACATCAGGCTTGCTGGTGGTGGTATTCCAGTTCACGAAATCAGGCCAGATCAGCATCAGCTCGCGCTGGCTGAAGTTGTCTCGATACTTGATGGCATCGGAAATGGTTTTTGCGCCATATACGCCGACATAGCCAAAAGCGCGCAACTGCTGGCAAACGCCCGCCAGCGCCGTGGCAACGGCCTGATTATCCAGCCCCGGAACGCCCAGAATACGCGGTTTTACGCCCAGTTCAGCCTGTGCGGAAAGCAGCGCTTTCATGCCGGTGTAACGGCCATTGGCATCAGAACCGCCAATAATATTGGTAGTGGTCGCCGCTTCATCTTCACCGGTGGCAACGCGAACCACGACGGTGACTGGTTTACACTGGTCAGCAATCGCCAGCAGTGCCGCACGCAGCGTGCCCGCAGTGCCCGCTTTACCGCTGGCGGCCAGGACGTCGGTGATCAGAACCGGCGTGTTGAGGGGAAATACAGTGGCATCCGCATCTTCTGCAGTACACACCATGCCGATAATTGCTGTTGAAACGGTGGAAATAACGCGGGTGCCGTCGTTGATTTCGACGACGCGTACGCCGTGATGATAATCAGCCATCAGGTCGACTCTCTCTGTTGTGGGTGGTGAAGCAAGGATGCCGGTTCACAAAAGAAAGCGCATTCGATGGCAGGCGTGGGAGGAATGGCACAACAGAGGGGGGCGGTCTGAATTAAGACAATAAAAAAGCCCCGAAGGGGCTGAGATCAGGCCGGTATTTCTGGCCAGGTGATATTGGGGGCGGTGGATGTATCAATTCTATTTACGAGAATCCGATAAATTATCCAGTTTGATAAGGTTTTTAGCTCATTCTCATTCGCCATTAAAAGTTCTTTTGCATCTTGTAATGGCATGATTATATTGGTGGCCTGATTTAATAACTGTTTCTTTTTTTCGACAGCAATTTCTTTGCTCTCAGATTTGGAGTAAATTCGGTTAACAATCTTTTCACCATCAAATGTCCAACATCCACCAGTAACTGGTAGAGTGAAATTATCAGGTGCGGAATCTAACTCCGCGATATTAAATGACTGTGGCCAAAGAGTGCTTATGTCATAGCTTGCTGAAATTATAAGCCCATTGGGTTCGTCATATACTATTTTTAACGAATCCTCTGAGAATTTTTTTTGTAACTGATACCAGTCATTGCCCAGGCTATCACCAATAAAATTTACCGAGTGAGTTGTGGCTAATATTTTTTCTTCATCGGTGAGGTCATGACGTAATGTAAAAGGACCGTATTTATTAATTTTCATGCGTACCCCACTGTGTACCAAGCGCCACCGACTGCCTTTTGGAGAGGGCGAAGTCGTATCCAATAGTTAGAGCTTCCGGCATCTTTGAATGAAGTCATAACTCCGCCGCCCATTCTTTCGTTATTACTACGCTCCTGGAACTCGGCAGAAGCAGCGAGTCTGATATCAGAAACGAAGCTCCCATATACCCAGTTACGGACATTATTTTCAGCAATGTTAGCCAGGTTTTGGGCATCGTTGTGGAGATTAGTATTATTGGCTGCGAGCCAATTATTAAGGTACCCATTCCATAGTGAACCATAAATGTTCCCGTCGGTATAATGGACAGCTGGGCCTAACTGGAGATATACATCTGGGCCATTAAGATGTAGTGAACCACCATTACGGAATGCATAATAGGCCTCTGCGCCGCCAGAGGATACATGAATTCCTAAAGCTGCAAATTGGCCTATTGTTTCTTCAAAATAAGTATCGGCAAACTGACCCCCATTGCCTTGAACACGGAATCCATTTGTTGTGTTTGTATTAGCATTCACAGAATAGGAGCCATTCTTAGTGACTAATCCTTTTCCGTTTAGCGTCAGTTCATTTGAAACAACTAACGAATTTATTGTATCGCCACTCACGTTTACGAATCTGTTATCTGACTCAGTGATGTTATAAGCACCTACGTCACCTGCCACCAAAGTTAAATCAGCATTTAAAGCTTTACCGTTTATTTTCCTGGTGACAGGTACGCGCCCGTTAGCATTATCATTCGCAGATTTTGCCAGGTCATAAGACGTTTTCACTGCCTTCGGCGTTGCCGCCAGAACCTCGCTGGCGCTGTCGACCGCACTGCTCAGCTGCACAAATCCTTTTGCGGTCAGCGTTCCGTCCGGGTGTCGCCGTGAGGCTTCGTGTTCGGCCAGCAGGTTATTGACGTATTCTTCGGTGGCGATGACCAGCGTGTCGTCTATCGTCAGGGTTACCGCGTCAGTGTCGGTAACCGTTATCACCATGCGTAATGTCTGTGTGCGACCGGAGCCTTCCTCGAGTGTCGGTTTATAGCTGTCCGCCATATTGCTGACGGCAATCAGCTCTCCTTCGGATGAAAACAGGCCCATCTCGCGCATCCAGAAACCGCCCACACTGGCGGGAATAATCGCCTCGGCGATGATCCAGTTAGCATTTTTGTTGTCGGTCTTGATGGAGTTTAGCGGCAGACGATACGTTTCATGCACCAGTGCCGTCTGGCTTGTGGAAGGCGTCGTTGCGCTGCCATTGCCGTCGCCCACAGCAAGCTGGGTAATATTGACGTCTTTTCCGCTCGCGATCGCCGACGCAATCCGCGCCTGTCCAAGAGCGGTGACGACTGATTTAAATTTGCTCATAAGATTCCTTATCAGTTCGGGTAAACAGTGAGTATTTCGGCGTCATAGGCAGCTGTTCCCAGGTAAATTGTGCCGGGAACATCTTGCGTAATGGTCAGGCCAATCAGATGGCGGCTGGCGGGTTTGGCGTCATCAATCAGCCGCTCCATTTCTTCATACATCGCTTCATCAATGCCGGATTCGAGGACGCCGATATCGAGCTTAAACGTGCCCGGCGGATCATCGGTCTGCCACCATTCGCTGACATTGATGACGTAGCCGAGCGGCTCGACCACGCGCTTAATCGCGCTGATCGTGCCTTTGTGCTGATGGATGAACCACGCCGACTGAATGACGCTGCGTTTGGTCGCCGTTGGCCATTCGCTGTCCCAACGGTCAACGGAAAGCGCCCAGGCCAGATAAGGCAGGAATTTGGCCGGGCAGGTCTGCGGGTTCCACAACGTTTTGAGGGGAACGCTGATCTGCGCCAGTTCAGAGCAGGCTTGTGCGGCGGCCAGTTCCAGCGGCGAAGATCCGCTGGGAAGTAACCTGTCACTCATCGGAGCCTCCGACCGTGATGGAATAGTGATTGCAATAGGACGCCTGCGTTTTATCGAGCACGATATCCGCAGCCGGTTGGGCGAGTTCGACGCGCTGGACGCCTTCAACGTGTAAAGCCGCATAAATGGCGGATAAGCGGATATCGCGGCCTAAACGGTGCTGATCGCTGATATAGGATTTCAGTTTTTCTTCCGCAGCCAGGGTAATCGGTTCTGATTCAGGGCCGGGGTAGAGGAACAATGTCGCATCGATTTTATAAGGGACGACACTGGCAGACTGCACCAGAACACGGTCCGCAATCGGCCTCACATTTTCGTCGTTGAGCGCAATACGGACCTTAGCCAGCAAGTCTTCTGGGGCAATGCCATCCGCCTCCCGCGACAATACGGAAATCGTCACATTGGCCGGAGACGGGCTGATCACCGAAATGTCGGCAACGCGACCGTCGGCGGAAAGGCCGTGAAACTCGTAAGAACCGGACGGGCCCGCGACGCTCATTCCTTCAAATGCCTGAGGAATGCGGCTGCGAAAATCTGCATCGCTTTCCATTACCGCTGCCGTCGGCGGGAGCGTCGTATTATCTGCCGGGGTCAGAACCAGCCTCTGGACACCGTTGTTCGCCGCCAGCTGATCCAAATCACTGCCCGTGGCATACGCCACCATCACCGCGCGGGCGGCTTCGTTGACCCGCTGGCGCAGGATCAGTTCGCGGTAGGCATTCTCCTGCAAGAGTTTGACCAGCGGCTCGGATTCGAGCGTCAGCGTGCGGCTGATGGCTTCCTGCTGATCGGCGGGATACAGCGAAATCAGCGTGGTTTTCCGTTCTTCAAACAGGCTTTCATAATCCAGCACTTCGACCACATCAGGGGCCGGTAACTGGCTCAAATCGATTGTTGCCATAGTGTCAGCTCACAGGAATATTGAGAGAAAAATCGGATGCCGTATCGCGACGGTTTCCGGTCAGTTCCACGACCATTTTGCCGGTGTAATCGGTGTCAAAAGTAATGGCCGTGAGTGAAATACGCGGTTCCCAGTGCAGCAACGCGGTGTAGCAGATCGCCATCATTTGCAGGCGCAGTGCGTCGTTTTGCGGCTGGTCGATGAGCGATGAAAGCAGTGAGCCGTAGTTCCGGCGCATCACTCGGGAACCGGCCGGTGTGTTCAAAATGTTGCTGACGGACTGGCGGATATGATCGAAGTCTTCAATCGCCGTGCCGCTGTTTTTGTTCATCCCCAGGTACTTTGGATTACTCATTGCGGGCCTCCGGTTTGACCGCCGCCAGTTTGTACACCGCTGTGGCGATGGGTATGTACCACGATGCCGTTAGACGTCAGGCTGCCGCCGCTGTGGGTTAAATTGCCGGTCAGCGTGCCACCTTGTTTCACTTCAAGAGAGCCGGTGGTCAGTTTGCGGGTGCAGACGACTTCCGGTGTATCCAGCGTGATGCGTGTGCTGGCGGTGCAGCGGATTTCCGGTGCGGTGACATCCACCTCCTGCGATGCGCTGATCACCGCCGTTTTGATGCCGCTGACTTTCAGGGCACCGTTCGCCGGTTCGTACTCGAAAATTGCGCCGTCCGGGAAGGCCAGATGCAGGGCATCAGCTGAAGCCGACGGCGCCGGTGAAGCATTGGAAAACACGGCCGGTAAGACGAACGCAGTATTCAGCTCGCCGCCCATCGACAGTAGTAAAACCTGTTCGCCCGGAGAGGGTGCCCACCAGCTGCGGGTGCGGCCCGCGCGGTGAGTCATCCACGGCAGCCACGCCGTCACGTTGCTTCCGGTCGTGACGCGGCAGCGGGCGTTGGGTAAATCCAGTTCAGACACCGTTCCGATGCGCACCAGATTGCCAATCAGACGCATGATGTCGTTGAGTTGAAAGTTTGTATTCATGGGATAAAGGATGCCGTTTCACAGGGTTGAGCGACAACTGATGGCCGTCTGCCAGCGGATGGCACAACAGTTACTATCGGGTTATTCGGTCCAGCTGCTGATCAGTTCGCCGTTGAGGTAAACCTGGCGCGGCAACGCGACGTTCTCCGGCAGCGGCGGTTCATGCAGATGAGTGATCGTCCGGACGCCATTTTCATCGGCGACCTGAACCCGCTCGGTGAGTTGCAGCGTGAATGACAGCGCTGCGCCCGGTTGTACAAACGCAAAATCGGTCAGCCGGTGTGTCGCGTTGCCGAGAATTTCAGGCTGATTAACCCGGAGCCAGTCGAGGATGGCGACCACCATCTGGTCTGTCAGACTTTCATCGGGCGCGTTGTCGTTGCTGACGCTTAACGTCAGCGGATAGCGGTATTCGAAGGACAATGAAGAGGCCGATGTGGCGACGATATTTCCTGCGCCAGTGGTCGTCACCAGCTTTTCAGGCGCGGACTGGAAAAAGGGAATTTGCTCAATCAGCCGTTGTTTTAGCTGTAGTGGTTTTTGCATGTTGTGCCTCCTGACACTTTTTAATGGTCTCAATCTGCAGGCCGCAGCTCAGCAGTGCGTATTCCAGCTGGAGAATATCGGCGCTCAGCGCCGCGTTAGTGCGCGGATGGCTGGACGGGATCGGGCAGGATCTGACCGCCGGACAACCAACGTAAATAATCGCTGGCGGAGCTGAAGGCTGGCCGGTCGTGCAGCCGGTTAACGTCAGCAGGCAAATCAGTGTCAGCCCACAGGCGCGATTGCGGATTGTCATGAAGGCTCCTTTGCCGTTCCTGTTCTCTGGACTGCATCACCTGTGCGGCGGTGCTCAGATCGTGACGCAATGCCCGTTCGGCTTCGGCACGTTGTTGCATTTGCTGATTCAGCTCGGTAATCAGTTGATCCCGCTGGTGTAGCTGCGCGGTCAGCGCGTCTTGCTGTTGAACTGCACTGGTGAGGTCATGCTGCAACGAACGGTTGGAAAGCAGCAGGATGAGGATTAACAGGGCCATTCCCGCCAGAAGCGCCAGTATTGCTCTCATTCAATCCCCTTCAGACAGACGGTAAGTTCAGCGTTTCGCCGGCGCTCCAGCCCGCTGTTGCGCTGGCCTTTCACGAAAACCCAGCGTGGAAGTTGTTCGCAGGCCTGCCGCCATTGCTCTTTGTTAATGAAATACGCCAGCGTGGATTTGCAGGCTGCGCCGGTGCCGACGTTAAAACTAAATGACACCAGGGCATCAAAGACCGGCTGCGGCATATCGCCGGGCATACACTTTTTGACGGCGCGCTCGGTTTGCCGGATATCCTGCAACAGGTTTTCAGCCGCCTGGTGCTCGCTGATCGTTTTTCCGGGCACCACGCCTGCCGTATGGCCGATGCCGCTGGTCCAGACGCCCGCGCTGCACTGATAAGGTTGCAGCTGGCAGCCTTCAAAATCCGTTATCAACCGCAGTCCTTCTTCCGAAACCTGTAAAGCGTGATAACCAGGCAGCGACGCCATCAGCGCCAGAACGACGGCGGCGCTGCACCGCTTAAGAGTTGAGGTCTTCATAGGCATTCGGATTCAGGTTGCTGCGGGCCAGAAGCTGTAAACTTTTTCGCCGGTAATACCAGTTGACGAGGAAAGTCCCGACGCCCACGCCGGAGCCAACTAAAAAGGCCACATCCTGCGACGTCAGACCCGCCAGCCAGGTCAGCGACGTGGCGATGAAATAAGCGCAGGCCGAGCTGATGCGTTCAGTATTCAGTCCCATAATTTGATCGCTTCCTGAACCGGTTGTTCAGCGATGTCGGGCATTTCAACGGCGGTGCCGTGAGGCAATAATGGGCCTAAGTCCGCGATACCTTTATTGGCGGCGTACACTTTTTCCACGACAACCGCGGTGCGGCCGTAATAACGCCAGCACATGGCATCGAGGGTGTCGCCCTGTTCTGCATAGAATTTCATCGGGTTTCTCCGCAAGTGAGTGAAATCGTCAGGAGGTGAAATCAGTCTGCGGAATATGGCCGGAGGCAGCAATCTGAGAGGGTTGTTAAACGTATGGCACAACAGGGAATGTAGAAGGGGGAAATGGCGGGGCGCTTAGTCCGAACAGAAGCCGGAAGAATAAGCGCCACAATAGAGAAGTACCGCCGCAGAACAGGTTTTCAGTGAGCTTCGTCAGCGCTCCCGTTGTAACAGAGAGCGTCCTGATCCTCACCGGTCAGAGCCTGGCCAGCCAGCTCTGAAATCAGTGACATCACAACAAGAAATTCTTTTGGATTGCATTGCGCTGTCTGCGAAATGTCTGCGATCAATTGTATCCTGGACAACGTTAGCTGTTGTTTAGTCTGGTTTTCCATTTTCTCCCCTCGCCAGATACTGTGTTTATATACAGTATTCTTCAATTGATCTAATACGTCAACACTCAGAGCATTTTAAAAAATATAATTCATTGAATTAATGCGGAAATTTTTATTGGCGTGGTTTTTGTATGGATTTCAGCGATCACGACAAGGATTCCGATCCACAGTTATTGACAGAACTCCAAGGTGAGCGGAAGACCGGAGTTTCTGCGCAAGATGGACGTTGACGAACAATGCGCCATTGCTCGGTATGTGTGAGAAATATTTCCGACTCACCGATATGGGGCGCATAAATGCCGATAACTTTCTGCCGTGGTTCATCGTAAGCGTTGAGCTGCTCGCTGATTTTACGGGCAACGCGCACGGTCTGGTCTTTGCGCCGGATAGGGATGCCACCCTGCGCCTGAATGTAACGGGAAAAACTTCCCTGATCCGCCGAGCTGCGAACTTCTTCAACGCGTTGGTCAAACCGGCTGGCGAGGCTCTGATTTCGGATGCGACGGCATTCGCGCCACGCACCGACAGAAGGGATGCCGATGGCGTGAAACTGCGGGATCCGCCAGGTCGACGCCCAGGCGGTGACGGCGATGGCAACATCGGTCAGCAACCGGCCTGAATCATGATCGGTTTCGCCTTCCAGTGCATAGCCATCGATATTTTTAGCGACATATTTGGCAATGTACCCGGCTGCACCGCCGCGATTGAGCGGCTTGCAGTCGAAGCGGGATCCCGCTGCGCCGGGTTCGTCGGGATCTTCTTCAAGCGCGTAACGGCGCATCACGTCGATCACTTTTTGCTGCTGTTCAGGCGGCGTAAACAACATCATATGCCAGTGCGGCGTACCGTCGTGATGGGGCTCAACCACGCGGACGCCATACACTTTCAGGCCTTTATCTTTAAACGTGGTGCGGATTTTTGCCCAGACGGCAACCAGATATTTCTGTGCATTTTTCGGCGTAAAGGCGTGCGGGTTCCATTTAGAGTTGAATACCGGGGCTGAATGCGGCCCGTAAGTTTTCATCGGATGGTATTTTGACGGCGTCGTCAGCGTGATAAACAATCCCCGATCCTGCTGCTGATCGGCGACATCTTCCACGCCGGCAATCAGCGTCATTAATTCCATGCGCCGAAGCTTAGGGTTAGAAATGCTCGCTAATACGGTATCCAGAAGACTCAGCCTGTCACCGGATTCGACGTTTTCAAGCTCGCACTGTTTGAGGTAATTGAGCGTGGAAAGACGGCGGGAAACCACGTCACGGATGGCATTTTTGCTGGCATATGGCGAGGTGGAACGGTTGACATGACCGCAGGCGATCATCAGCGCTTCGCGCCACAGACGTTGCTGCGAGCGAAGTTGTCTTTCCCACCATTCGCCGCTGACGAGCCGGGAAATGCTGGCAACTGCTGCCTCTGCGGTCATCCGGCCTTTTTGCCAGGCATTCCAGTGCAAAGGCTGAACGCGAACGGAACGCGCCATCGCCGCCAGATGCCCGAAAATCTCGCGCTGCGTGCTGTCTTGCAGTAAAACGTCCGGTTCCGGCATCTGTTCCAGCCAGCGTTCGCAATGGTGTTCGTAGGCATCCTGCATATGAATGGCCAGGGTGTTTGCCAGCCGTTTCAGCGCGTCATCATTAAGATCGGGCAGGCAGTTGAAGGTTTCCTCTTCTGCCAGCAGCTTTTCCGAATACTGGCGGTAAAGCCTGTGCCGCGCGCTGACCCGCTGAATACGCGGCCATAATCGCTGCCTGAAAACGGTCATCAGGAAATGAAATGCCGGACGCACACCTTTGTCTCCAGTAAAAACTGATACCGCTGATGCAGGGGCGCGCGCAGGCAGCGCGGAAGGGCGGCAATCTGAGAAAGTGCCGCCTGCTGGCGCTGGCAAAAATCACGGCTCAGCGGCTTTTCCCGCGGGCAGCTCATCGCCGGACGCGGTACATTCCACCACCACTGACCGGCTTCATTTTTTCCGGTTAGGGGAGAGAACGCAGGGGAGGTCGTTCTCTCCGGCAGATTAGTTTTCATAAGCTATTTCCCTTAAACGGTTTTGCAGAAAAATGACAGCAACACGCCTTCCCGGAAAAGGAATATTTCCAGAATGAATTTATTTAAAACTGAAAATGAAACGATATTTATACGGGGCGGTAATTCTTTTTCCTGAGCTCACTAATTTCCTGACAATCAATACAACGCTGAACGCCCGGAATAACTTTTCTGCGTTGTTCCGGAATGGCACTCTCACAATCTTCACAGAAATAGGCGGACGGCGCGCGTGTCGTACGGGTTGCGCGGGCGATTTGTTCCTGCAGAACAGTTAACTGATATTCCTGGGATTCATCCATCCAGTCTGCCATCAGCAAAATTCTCCTGTATATCGCGCGGAAAAATGGCGCAGGGATAATAGGGCTTGAGCAATTTTTAATTGCTCCTCGGGTTTTAATTCTGAATACGCTAATAATGTATGACGGCGTTTAAGTCCCGCATGGAAACATAATGTGGTTTTCCATTTGTCTGTTGCCTGATCAAAAATTGTTTCCAGCTTATTTTTACTGTTGGAAAAATAGGTTTCCTTTAAATGTGCGATCTGACGCAAACCCGTCAGCCGCTGCTGCTCTGTGCCTAAAAACATCATCCCTCCTCAATGACCCCATTACGGGGCAGGAGATCCTCCTCAGATTGCCGCCTGATGCTTCAGGAATACATTGCGGATTCTCCACTGCGCCGTAAATTTGGTATCATGGCTGCCTATTGGTACATTACATAATCAATCTAAACTTGCATTTGCAAGTTGTCAAGATGATATTTACAGGCCCAGAGGTTTTCGCCAGATGCAATTAGATGAACTCGAAGGTGGGAAAGCCGTTCTGACGCGTATGCTTCAGGCTTACGGCTTTAGCATGCAGAAAGAACTCGGTGATCTGTACGGGTTATCCTCTGGAACGATAAGTACCTGGGTAAGAAGAGATTATTTTCCTGGCGATGTGGTCGTTGCGTGTGCGCTGGATACCGGCGTTTCACTGCGCTGGCTCGCAACAGGTAAAGGGAATATGCAGGATGCGCCGTCTGCAGGAACCTCCGCTTCTGCAAGCGTGCTTCAGCTTAAAAAGTTGAGATTGCGAGGTGGTGCGCTGGAAGAGGAAGGTGTCTGGGTGGCCGATCCTTCTTTACTGGACGGTTCCCTCGCTGAACCGGCTTACATCGTTAAAGGCAATCACTCCTGGATCATCGATTTAGGCAGCACAACTCCCGGCAACGGGCGCTGGCTTTTGAATATTGATGGTGATGTAGATGTCTACGACGTAGCGCGTATCCCTGGCAATCGCATCAAAGTGACGCGGCAGGACAGCCATTTCGAATGCGGCGTGGAAGAAGTCACGGCGTTAGGGCAGGTCTTTATTACGCTGGATCGTAATCTGTAA